GACGTTAAAGTCAATTGCAATATGTACAGGTTCCTCTTCACCTAATGGTAAAAGATTATCTGATACATTTATTTCTCTATTAAAATTATAAAACACACTATCACCAGTGTTGTTAAAAGTTGCACAATACTCTTGCTCATAAGTTTTTAGATCGAGTGTAGATCTAGCTAAGGCTATTTCTTCCTTCATATCTGGTCTTACTTTTTCAGCAGTAAATTGCCAACTCTTCCATAGAGGGTTGTTTTCTTGGCCTTTATTAAACAATTGATAAAAATCATTAGAAATACCTTTTGGTGTACTAATTATAAGCACCCTAGCTTTCCTGTTAGGATCGGTTGCCATTGGTAATACAACCTCAGTAAAGGCATTTTGTTTAATAAAAGCAAATTCATCTAATACAATAAATGTAGGAGATGGTGAGATACCTCTAAGGGCATCTGGTCTATCAAATCCTTTTAAAGATAATCTAGATCCGTTTATAAATCTTAATTCTAAATCCATTTCTCTAGGCAAACCTTCTAAATGAGAACGATGAACAATGTTTTTAAGTGTTGTCCACATAGACTCTCTAATCATAGATACTGTTGGGCCTATTAATATTGCTCTCTGATTTCTATGTTCTAAACAATGATTATAAGCCATAACAGAAGCTAAATAAGATTTACCTGTTCTACGACCTGCAGCAACTATTTTAAATCTTGATTCATGATTGAAAACTTCCTGTTGGAATGGAAAGAGGCTGATTTCATATTGATTACTCATTAATTAACCGCCTAATTTTATTATTATATTTATTTTGAATATTTCATGTAAATATCGGTGAACTTATTAGTATGTCTCCAATTTTTTGTATTTCAATTAATATTTTTAACTCTATCACTTAATCTTTTTGCCCTATCACCAACTTGTCTAGCCCATTGACTATCTAACATTTCTAAAGAAGCGGTTTCCCAATCTTCATTGTTAATTGCTGATATAAACTTTTTAAATTTATTTAATCTTGGAGCACCTAAATTAAAACACATGTTAACAATTATCTGTTGTGCTTCATCTGGTAATTCTTCTAAATTACTAAATACTCTTTTAGATTCATTAATATATTTATCAACATCATTGTCAAAAACTTCATTAACTCTAGTTTCAGATACTGGAGTTCCTAATTTTTTACCATATTCCTCATCTTTAGGTGTAATTAAATGTCCAATTCCAAAAGTAGCATAACCCAAATGATCATTGTATATTTCGTATTTAACACCTTCATCAATTTTTAACTGTTCTCTTAATTTTGATTTATTCATATTAATTTTAAGTTGTATTTACTTTCTTTAAATATTACATTAAATTTAGGCAGATCTCTCATATGGCTGGCTCTAACCCGAACATTTAACATGTCATTTACACACTTCGGGGAATCCAACATGGATAATTGGAGCAACAACTCAAAGAGTTTAGCACTAGCTTTACTTTTAGAAGTAAAAACTATTTCTTTATGATCTACCAGCTTATCTTTAATAGTATTACTACCAAAGTAAGATTCTAATGATTTACCAGATTTACTGGTAAAACCAATATAGAAAAACCCGTCAGTATAGTGTGTAACATACACTTTATAAACTTTTTCAGTTAGTTTCGATTTTTTCTTGGTCATTGGTTTCATCATCATTAGGAATTTGCTCTATAACTTTATCAGCTTGTTTCATTGATTCATTTTTCTGGACTATTGTAAGTACAGGCACGTTTGCCATACCAGATGTATGTAATGAAACAGGTTGCTTAGAGTAACCATATTCTAATAGTTTCTCAGCTATACGAACTCTTAAAACTTGTGATTTAGAGTCTTCTTTACCCTCTAATTTTTTTAATTCTTTATTTAATATATCAATTGGGTCTAAGTTAAGCCTTTTCATCTTTTCAACAGATGACTCAATTGAGTCCTTCGGTACAGGTTTTCTGCCAGCACCAGGTCTATATCCACCTCTTGGCATATCTTCTCCGATTGTTATATTAAATATCAGCACATTTCGCACTGTTGTCTGTAAGGGAACCTTTTTAGTAAACGTGGCTCCAGGTAGGTCTAACCCTGAATTATACCTAAGTTGTCTTACCAACCATGTCGTTAATGAGTTGTCAGTGTATCCTCATTACCGCTACAAAGACCAATTGGCCACGTTTATTAATTAAGGGTTACAGATCTTTTTCCCTTTTTCTTTTTTTCATCTTACTATTTACTATATTAGCTTTCATTACCCTAACCCTCTTATCTGATGGTTTTTCATAACGAGAACGTTCTCTGTAAGATTTAAGGATACCTAATTTAGATACCTTAGTTTTCATCTTACGTATAGCTTTCTCTACATCATTGTTTCTAACAATTACAGTAAAGTTATTACTCATTTACATTACCTCCCTTCAAAATATTATTTTTAATAGTAGGCATGTTAATAAACCTAATCCATAACCAATAACACCTTCTCGGTATATGACTAAGTTTAACCTTAGTTTATCCTCGGCTTTATTACACAAGTCGAGAAATTTATATAACATCTTATCTAACATATTATCCTCTTTTAGTTGAAAGCAAACTCAGAATTTAATATCTCTGAACTATCAAGATTACCTTGTTTGATCATAGGTACTAAATTACCAGTTTGATTTAAAACATGCTCCAGGGGTTTAGAGTCTATAATTAATTTAAACTTCTCTCTAATAACCTTTTGCATATTATTTACATTACAAGCATGGGCTCCGTAAGAGTCATGGGCTGATACAATGTCAAAATTACAAGCATCAATAACTAACATAAGATGTAATGAGTCTAAATTATGAACTGAGTTAGGTGATATTGCAGATTTTGCTTTTGCAATATTTAACACAGGTAATTCAGATTTAATAATAAATTGTGCGTTATCAACCCACACATATTTCTTATCATTATTCTGTACATATAAACCGTCAGTTACTTTTACTTTTGTGTTTTTGTATTTAACATAGTGCTGAACAAATGGAAAATTACTAATTAAAGTAATATGACTGTATTGCTTATTATGTTTTCTCATATAAGCATCACAATTATCTTTAAATAGTTTCATTGTCTCAGATACCATCGGGAACTCAGATTCAATAGTTGTATAAACACATGAACCAAGTTTACGAGCAGATGAATGTTGTTTATTAGAGAGATAAACATTATCTATATCTCTAGTATCATCAATTATCTGTTGCCCCATACCTTGCTTAGTCGCAGAATAACCGTAAGTCATAACATTACGTTTCACTATCTTACGCCATTCTTTTAATGTGAACTTAGCTTTATCCCAATAAATAATATCAGTAAGTTTTAACTGTTCTCTATACCTTCTCTGATACCATTTTATTACTTTTTTCTTAAGTTCAACATTAGGATCATTGTTTAACTCAGCAATTCTAAACCTATTTCTTAAACGTTCTATAGTTTTAAAATATAAGTCATAGTATTGCAGTGCTAGATCCGTAGCACTTTTAGCGTCTTCATGCATAATTGCACTTACCTTAGACGCAACATGCGTGTACATGTCCCCAGGCTTTGAGTCATCAGTAGGTTTGACATTTACAAGATGAGCATTTTTATCATCTTTTGCTAAACTAAATAACCACTGTAAACCATTATTAGATCCATCTCTGTAACAAATTGTGTGCGATATAAAATCTTTTACATCACCACATGCAACAAAATGTTTATCTAACTCAGATAACTCAATAACAGATGATAAGAATTGAAAGGGCTCTTCAGCTTGCATCCAGGCCCTAGCATTGTAAGGGTCTGTACCATAACTTACAAAGTCATAGTAATTTCTCTCTACAAACTTAACCTTCTCATCATGAGTTAATTTATCTTCACCCCACATATTAGCTATATGGTGATATAACTCATGTAAACCAGTTTCACCTAACGGTTTACCCTCATCAAAACTTAACATACCCTTAGCATTGTCTGAGTTGAGTTCATTTAAATAAGCAGATAAAGGATATAACCTACCCCTATTATCAGCTTGGTATTGTTGATAGAACACTTTACCAACATAAGGTTCAGTAGCTTTTAACACATGATAAGCTTCATTCTTTTTAGCTTCCTTACGTTCTTTAGTAATTGTATCAACACTGTTATGCTCAAAACAGTTTTGATCAGTTTTTAAGGCCCACTTATAAACATTAAAAACTTTAGGATTAACTGTATAAGCAATCTTTTGTTTTTTATTTAAACAAGATAACACAATAGGTGTATGATTAGGATTAATTTTAGCTAAGGTGTCAATTTTAGCTTCTTTAATTAATTTAATAGTTTCACCATTACGTATCTTGAGTGTACCGTATTCCCAATCATCTGATTGTTTTAACAAAGGTTTAAACGGATCCGAAACCTCATTAAACTCTTTAACAAGTTTTCTTAAGTCACCACGTTTATAACCAGCATAAACTTTGTAAACTGTCTTAGCTTTGTTAAATGAATAATCTTGTACTAACTTGATAAGTATAAGTTCAAGTTTAGCATAAGCGTTAAGCACAAACACACCTAACCTTAAAGAGTATTCAGATTTTTTAGGTAAATGATAAAAATTTCTTATTCTATCACCTATTGCAATCGCTAAAGCAGTTAGTTTTTGCCCCTCAGATGTGCCAGTAGCAATCATTGAATATGATAATTGTACAAACATATCAAAATCCATTTTATGTTTATCAATCATCCTAATTACACCTGGCTTTAATGTACCAGAAGATCTCTTATCTAAATCATCATATAATAACTTTAACTCTGATCTAACTTTGATACCTACTGGGCCTAATGTCTCAAGTTTTTTTAACTCTTCTGTTAACATTATTTCCTCCATTATATTTTTGGATTTTATTCTCTAATAAAATTATATGGTCTTCATATTGTTTTAATAACTCATTAATTATTTTCCTCTCTTTTTGTAATTGTAATTTACCATTAATTAATTTCTTTTGTTTTATTAACATATTATTAACCTTAGTTGCTATAGTGTTATCTACAACAAGCTTAAGGTGTTTTACTTTTTTTGTACTCATATATAGCATCTAGTTTATTAACAGTTTTATAAATACCATCCATATCAATTGCAATTTCTTCAAACGATTTACTAACCACTTGTGAATTAATAACTGTTTGTAAGTTTATATTATTTATTTTCCTGTTAGCATCTAACAACATCATAAATAAAACATAAATAGCAAAAGTGAACAGTGCTAACATCCATATTGGTATCTCAACCATGTTATCCTCCGTAAAATTTATTATGATTACTTATTATAGTTACTAAACTAAAGATATTTTTTTCATTAGACTCAACTATATCTTTTATTAACTGAGAAGCTTTCATAGCAACTTGTGCAGCACTAGGCTCTCCAGTTATAGTGGGTACAGTTTGTTTAACTAAAAACAATTGTATATCTTTTTCTAGTTTTTTAGAAACCTTGCTTGGTTTCATTACAAGTCTTGGTTCGTAAAGTGATTTATCATTCATAGTTAACCTCCGTAGTTATAGTTAGCTAAACCATTACCTAATATTATTATAATAACAGCATATATAGTTAATTTAAAATTATCTGACATTAATTACCTCCTGTTTAATATTAAACGTAGTCATATCTTCAAATTGATCACCAATCAAAGTAACTAGTTCGTTAAAATCTTTTAATGATCTATCTGGTTGATTATGTACGTCCTGTTTTAAAGCAGATTGCACATAATTTATTCTATTAAATATTTTTTTTGACATTATTTATCCTCCATCATTTTAAGTTTAATTAAATTATACCAAACATCGGCTTTAGCTATATCTTCTTTATAACCCTTAATGTCTGATTCAATTTTTTCTTTAGCAACTAAATAAGCACCTGGTGATAATTTTTTATAATTATATTCAGGCTCTTCATAAAGTTTAATCATTGTATCAATATAAGATAATGCTTTTGTAGCTTGCCAATGATACCATAAACCTAATTTTCTACCTTCCATTTCACCTTTCATATTTTCTTTATATTTAGATGACATAGTAATATTGCCAACTTGTATTGATTCAAATGTTGGATATTTTACAAGCATTTGTTTGTACTCCTCATCAACATTAACATCATACCCCGATGGTAATTTATAATCTTTAGGCTGCATTTGATAAGTTTTATTACTCATATTATTTATCCTCCATTATATAATTGTTTTGTTTTATGTAGTCTTTCCAATTAACACCAGCTTCTTTACAAGCTTTCTTAACACGTCTTGCACATTCAGGCCCAAGGTCAAAACAATCCATGATACCTGGAGAGTCTTTAGCAATATCGTAATCAGATATTTTAACTAAAGTCTCAGTATTATAATCACATATAATTTGATAAGAATTATTAATATGTTTAATACCCTTAGCACATTGTTGACATTGACTGTGAAAATTACCAGAACTAAATTGTGTATCATTCATATCGTACATCTTATGGCCAACCATTTTTAGTTCTCCGATATCAACAACACTATACTCAACACCATCTCTGTTTTTAAAAGTTTGAACCTTAATCATATTTACCTCCGTTGTGGAACTACTTTTGTTTAGTAGTCCCGATTAATGGATTGATTGATTTCAAATAAGCAACCATCTCTTTATGCTTATTATCATAATCATCTATGCTTTCCCCAGCATAATCTAATCTAGATAACCCTTCTTCTAAAATAATATAATTAACTCTAGATATTATTTTAGTCCAAGATTTATACCTAGCTTTGAACTTAACCATATCACTATCATAAAATAAAAGTGCATCAGCCAATCTCTCAACTTGAAAACCAAAAGTTGGCTTGATCACAATGTACTCCATGTAACTTCCGTTTACTGATAACTTAGTAGCCATATTATATCCTCCAGGTTAATTATCTTACGTAGTTAGTTAACTTATACGAAGCCCATTGCTTCGCAGCATTTATTAAAACAGGAAAGTGTATTGTAATCTCGTTTACAAATTTATTAGTTACATATTTCCAGTTCGTGTCGTTAATAACAGAATCATAGTTACTGTAATCATGTCTGATAAGTCTTAACTGATCATGATGATTTTTAAATTTGATTTTGTTATAATCTTGTTTAGTCATATTTATTTTAATCATTATATCCTCCAAAATGTTTTTTAAAAACACAAATTAATATTTATGTTATCAAAGAACACAAAGATCTATTTAGAACGTAGCGGGTATTGGGCTTAGCAGATTAAACCTACTGCTCGGATTGTAACTCGGCCCAAAGCCGAAACGGAATTATTAGATCCCCTAAAGCCTTAAGCTTGCGGTGTAGCCCCATGTCACTGGTATTTTAATGTACCCGCTGGATTTTTATGTTTTTTAATTAATGGATCCTGAACCAGTAATAAAATCAATATAATGATTAAAATAGTTTTTACAAGAAGTTTATTACCTTTTTAAGGGGGTGCGACAACTATGTACAATGGCACTATTTTGATCTGTCCTGGGATTAAAAGAACACAATAACATATACTTTAAAAGGCCATAGAAGGCTCTCTTTTAATGATTATAGATATATTGGTATAT